AAGTTTCCGATTAAGTCGATTTGCGTTGACACGTAATGCTAACCCCTTCTTTGTTTTGTTATATGCTTTTTGTTGAGCCTTATAGTTGCCATTGGCATACTTAGCTCCCGACTTTGCCATAGAGTTTTGCCTTTACTAAATCTGGGTCTACTTCTGGCAGCACTTGTGCCAGCTTTGATAAGGGACTGCCATCGTAGGCAACACCGGATATATCGTTTGACTTCAGCCAATCACAGGCTGCTTTTAAATCTTGAGTAGTAGCTTCACCACTTTTTACTCTTGCTAAAAACTCTTTTGTGACCAACTGATGTAGTTCATTGAACTCTTCTTCAGTTGCTTTCTTCAAAATTTCACCCCTCCTTCGGGTAAGTCATTCATTATTACGTCAAAGATCAGATAGGTGTTTCTGGGCAAGTTCTCAGCTGGTATAAATCTGTGATACAAATCACTTCTAAATAAAACCAATCTGTTCTCTTGTGCTTTGACTGGTGCTCTATTTTCATCAAATTCGATGTAGCCATTACAGGAATTACAGAACAGTACTCCTGAATAGCTTCTTGGATGATCTCCCATGCTGTGGTTCTTATACCATTGAGCATGCGGTATTTTTACTGAAGGATCGCAATTTAACTGTCCATGCAAGACCGCTTCTGGTTTTAGGAATTTAAAAAAGCTATCTCTTACAGTATTCCAAATCCAATTCCATGGAGCGCATACACCTTCGTTGAAGTGATAAAACACCATACTTAGGTACCACTCGAATGGGTCATAATCAAATTCTTTGTCTTTCCAAACTCTCCAATCTGTAGCAGCACTCTCTACAGCTGGATCAGTATTTCTAGCTTCAACAACTCTCCAACACATCTCTTTAGCAGCCATCATGTTCTTCAAATCATTGAAGTCTTGTAATGGCAGAAAGTCGTTATAAATTAGTCGATTTGGGTATTTTTCGGTTTTTTTCGTCATTTATCTAAAATTTGCCCTCTCAGGATCGCCTACAAGGGCGAGAAAAAATGTTCGCGGTATGATTCCATGCCTAGAAAATTCGTGTTTACTACATATCTATATGAAGTATCGGTTTGCCAAACTCCAGCATGATCGAGTGTAGTGTTGAAGATTACAGCTCTATTTGCTTTCGATTGGACAAACCCTCCATCCTTAAATGCAGTTCCACCATTACAGTCATTTATGTACAACACAGAAGTTGTAATATCTTGTCTGTCTTCAAAGTCCTGATGGAATCCTCCTACAACGTTTTCATTCCTACGCATAAGTACATTCGCTCGGCACACAAGTACCTCACGTGATTTATATGCTTTAAGTAAAGGTTGGATAATAGAAGGAAACCATAACAAGTTCGCCTGTAAAGAAATATCATCTATGCTGTCTTGCCCATGGTAATAAGTAAAGGGCATTGTTCTATAGACAGCTGAATCTATAAGGAAATCTCTAAGGACGTTAAAATCCGCTTCAGGTAAGAAATCATCAATAACTTGATGACCCATTAGACTCCCAAACCTTTTTTGACAATAGCCAGTGCTTTGTCGTCCAGTTCGTTATCACTTTGCTCCACTAGCTTTTCTAGCAATTCAACGACAAAAGTCTTGAATTTAGGTGATCTTAGAGCACTAAGCACGAATGGTTTTACGATTGCTAACATTATTTTTTCTTGGGTAAGATTGATTGAATAGGTACTACGTCAGAACACAAGTGATATACTCGTGAACCGGGTAGCAGGGTAAAGCCCTTCTGTTGAAGCTCGGCACATTTGAGTGCACGAACGAGCTCGAAGTCGAGCTTGTTTTTTTGTATCTGACTCTCTGCCATACGTTCGCATTGCTTAGTCAGATTTTTATTTAAAGGAACTGAGAAGTTTATTTGAAACCCCCAGTTCTCTGTAATTACGTAACCATCTTCTGTCTGTGGTTCCGTATCGTTGCCCATATAAAAAGGAGATAAAGTCATCGTGCTTCCATTACACGAAATGTTATTACCGAAAGATTGACGACTTGGTGCTCCGTTATTTTGAAATTGGACAGCTTGATTCGTAACATTTCCAGTCGCTGCTGCTACTGGGTTACTTGAATTATTGGTATCGCCTTCAGCTAGTACTGGACTTACTGAGAGAATACAGAGAGCGAAGTAGTAGTAGAGTTTATTGTGAAATTGCGTGTATAGTCGCGCTGCTCTACTAAGCCTGCTGCTCTTGTTGTTGTTTCTAAGCTCCATGGATTAGCTGCGTTTGTCACAGAAAATGTCGTACCACTTGTAGTGATATCTGCTGACGGAGTTATGTTTGTCCCAGACCACGTGTTCACAGCAGCCCCAAAGACTTGGACCTGTTCTGTCTCCACAATAGTTTGAGTTGTAGTGGTCGTACTATTCATCGACCCTGTTGTGAACTGAGGTGTCACAGTTTGTGCTCTAGCTATGCTGGGTGATAACAGAGCTAAAAGCAGAATTAATTTCTTCATGCTTTTGGTTTGTCTTTTGCCATAGGGCATACTGGTGGTTTGCTACCACCGTTCTTCCCGGTAGTCAAGCCGAATGTGGCTAGGGCTCCCGTAAAAACGCTGGCTACGAAAGTGATATCGCTATTCCCAGACTTCTTCACCATCGGTATATCTATGTAGTTCATGGTGATAATGAACCCTGACCAGACAACAACGCCTAGTCTTACTAGAGTTCCAAGAACTTCTAGCGTATGTTCTTTCTCTTCACCTATGTCTTTTAGTTTACCGATCAGCCCTTTCTTCGGCTGCTTAACTTCTTCCATGCTGTTTTTAGTATTGGTTTCATTGCAGTAACCGCCCATTTAAAAGCTGCTGTAGCCGTAAGGGTGGCTGCTACAGAAACAACCGCAGTTGTTCCAGCCGTTACTAATATTTCGTTTTCCGGGACAGGCATTTTAAAATCAGTAAACGGTATGTCTACTTTTCTTAAACCCTGATCTGTTTCTTCTGATGCTTCCGCTTCTACTCCTTCAGGTGCTTCTAAATCACTTGGAGGAATAACCAATGGGATATAGAAAGGAACGTCAGCTGTAGGTAAAGGTATAGATATAGTTTCGTATTCTTTAATCTCCGGAAGTTGAAGTATAGGAATTTCCATCACCTAACATAAAATTCATATTAAGGACTATTCTTCGCATAACATCTGTCTGGCTTACACCACGATGTTCTTCATTAGCTCTAAATAAAACTAATTTATTTGAAGCTGATTCAACTTTGTCACCCGACTTAAATTCGGTATAACCGTTATTGTCATTTATATAAAAGATACCGGTATAAGCATTAACGCTATTTGCCCAAGTATTATCTACATGCCAATCACTTACAAAAGGTTTATCAGCCTTCATATCAGAGTTCAACTTGACTCTTGTTACAGCTCCAACTTTGAGTTTATTTATTATAGGTGCAATTAAATTCCATAGGTCATATTGCAGAGGAGATACTATTCCATTACCTACGTCATAGACCAAATGAGAAAATCTCCAATCGTCTAGGTTATCAGTAGGAAAAACTTTTCCATGGCGAAAATACCAAGGAAACATATCTCCTAAAATAAATTCTTGTAAATTTTTAAAGTCTTTTTCTTCTAAAAAATTATCGTAAATTTGCATTAATATTGGGCTGCTGCCGATGCTTGTCGGTAGTCAGAGGTTAGAGGGCGGTTTGTCAGGTCAAAGAGATGCTGATGTTTTAAAACAAAAAACATCCCTTCTTTAGCACCTAACTGTTTAAGTCTGAAAAGTCTATGTCTCCCATCAATAATTCTTATTACTCCTTCTCGGTCTCTATAACAAATTCCCGGGAAGCGTATATCAGCTTTTATTACTCTACGAAAGTCATAAGGTTTTTCAGGTAAGTTCTCGATGTCGTCAAATCTGACAACATCAAGATTATTTCCATTACATACTTTAAACCAATCCTCTAGGAAATATAAGTTTCCATCAACAGGATTTCTTGCGGTCAGATTAATCATCGGACCATAGTTTAATTTCATGTAATTTCAAATTCTCTTACTTCTTTAGCTGTGTATTTAGTGTCGTCTTTAGGGAACTTAGCTAAGACCGCAGCTATTCTTTCATCTATTTTTTTCTGGTGTGAATCATCACCTTTTCTACCTAAGTAGTCAGCATAGATATGCTCCCAAGGATTAGGGAAGCATTGTTGTCTAGCTTCTTGATAAGTTAATAACCTATCTTCATCTATTTCGATTTCATGCCACTTACCATCTTTAGTGATTGGCACGTCTTCTACTTTGTCAAAGACTGAGACTTTCTCATTAAAAGTTTTAATGATGTCATATATATTGTCTTTGCTCATTCCTTTTCTAATAGGAACATTTGCCCAAGAACCGTCGTCGTAATCAACTACGATCTTAGTAGTTTCGATTTCTCTAATTTTAAATTTCATAGTTAAGTGTTTCCGGCTACGCTGCCTGAGTTTGAAAATGTTGAAACTGAACCTCTGAGGTAATAACCTTTAGCTCCTCCAGCTGAACCGGCAGAGCCTGAGCCACCAGCTGAACCAGCAGAACCGCCATATCCATTACTGTGGTTTCCGTTAGACCCTGTGCTACCAGTTGCACCAGTTGCACCGGTATTACCAGTTGCCCCTGCGGTACCATTGGCACCCCAAGTTCCACCGTTACCTCCGGTTCCGCCTTGTCCACCTTGTCCGCGTGCTCCGCCTTGTCCACCTGAACCAGCGTTAGTTCCACCGCTAGAACCACTAGCTCCTGAACCACCAGCTGCTCCAGCTGCTCCAGCTGAACCATTAGATTGTGCTTGGTTATGACCCTGACCGTTTCCGCCAGCACCACCAGCTCCTCCGGCTCCACCAGAAGAACCTCCGGCTCCACCAGCTCCTCCAGAAGAATACTGAGTTCTATAGCAGTTATATCTCTCGTCACATCCGTGGTCGTAGCATTGATGATGATATCCAGCAAATGAATACCAACAACCAGACCAAGATCCTCCGCATAACCAACGACATTGGTCACGGTCTCCAGCATGTGAAGTTAGGTGTTGAGTATATGAACCCTGACCACCAGTACCTCCAGTACCACCGTTTCCTCCAACTCCTCCGGTACCACCTTTACCACCTCCGCCACCGCCGGCGTAGATTTGTGCTCCTGAGAAGTTATTGATAGTTACTCCGGAAGATTGATCGCATTGAACTGCATCTCCTCCAGTACCACCGGCACCAGAGCTACTTCCAGCTCCACCATGACCGTGAATATATCCACTGTTATCAATAATCAATGTACCTCCCATTCCTGATGGAATATGGAAAGCATCATTCCCTGCTGTAGCTCCAACAGTTACCCCGGAGTTGATAATAACTCTCTTAGGTACAGCTGTAGCCCAGTTTGAACCGAATGTAGTTTGAGCGTTGAAGTGGTTTGTGTTGGATGAAATTGTATATTGAATCTCGTTTACTGCGCTGTAAAAATTAGTAAGGGAGATCTGTCCCGAAGTAGGAACGTTTGTATTGTTCGCTGGGACATTACCTCCATTTCTGTAATACTCACTCAAAGCGTGAGGAGCAGTACCACCAAATTCAGCAACCAAGTCGGAGATTTTAATTTGTCCAGAACTTGTAACTGCCATTTATAATCCCTTTAATTTGTTTACTTCTTCTTGTAGTTCTTTGATTGCTTCAATAAGAATTGAAGTCAAAGCATGATAGTTAACTGATAGATGACTATCACCACCTCCAACAGGAGTTACTTCTTTTACAGCTTCTGGTAATACACCTTGTACTTCCTGAGCTATAACACCAGCACTTTTTTCTCCTGTTTTCTTCCAGTCAAAGGACACACCATTTAGTGCTTGTACTTTCTCTAGAGCGTTAGGTATAACTTCAATATTTTCTTTTAGTCTTCTATCAGATGAGACTGTTGTTGACTGAGCTATAACGTCTCCATCTGCATGGAAGTCACCGTCAGACTCAAACCTAAATTCGTTACTACCAGAAACATAGACATCCATACGGTTGTTGTTTGTCCAAGTAATGTAGTCATTAGAGTCTCTACCTATTTTGCCAGTAGCGTATAAATCAGTAGCGTTTAGGTTAGTAGCATTTACAGTAGTAGGAGCGATTGTCTGTGACGCGACTAATGCCACGATTTCACTGGCTGTCTGATCGGCAGTAGCTGAACTCTCTATTCCATTTAATTTTGAATGGTCTGCATCAGTAAACACGTTACTGTTAGATGCTGATTCTACAAGTGAGCGAATTTCCGCAGCCGTCTGATCGGCAGTGGCTGACGCTTCAATTCCATTGAGTTTACTGTGATCTGCATCAGTAAATGTATTACTGTCAGTCGCAGCATTAACTTTGTCTCTTACAGTATTTGCTGCAACGTTATTTAAGTCTTCTCTTGCTAGTGGTCTACCACCAGCTTGTGTGCCGTCATGTACGACAGCAGTATCTTTTGAGGTATCTACAGTTACTTCACCTTCAGCACCAGTAAATGACGAATGCTGTGTTGTAGTACCACGTCTTAATTTTAATAATTTAGCCATTTAAAGTGTACCGAAATCTATTGTTAAATTGTTTCCATTAACTGTCCCAACCTCAGTAAGGTTTTTGTTATTACAGTCAAGATGATTTGCTAATTGAGGGTTTGGGTCATTAACTACTCCAGAAATACCGGGAGATATTCCAACCCATTGACTACCTGAGTAATAGTTAAGTGTGTTACCTGTTGTACTAAACCAAAGGTCGCCTGCACTAGGTGAGTTAGGTGAACTACTTGCGATGGTGTATTCGTCTGCATATCTTTGAACAGCGGTTATATTTGCACCCACTGTATTTACAGCATTGTTACCTGAACCCTGATTAATAGCAGCCGTTATACTGCCTAGATCTTCTGCGTAATATATTTGACCAGCTACTGCATTAATGTTTTGAATGTCACCAGCTACAGTCGTTACGTTTGAAGATATACCAGC